AGCCGCTCCACCGCCAGTACCAGCATTATATCCTATTATAACATTATTATCTGAATCCGCATGGTCAATAGATAACCCAGCATTCATCCCTATCATTGTATTATAATTTTCACCACTATTTGCGGCTGAGAAAGCTGATTTACCTATAATAGTATTATCAGCTCCATCTGTCATAGCATCACCAGCTTGAAATCCCACAATGGTATTATTGCCACCAGTATTTAGAGCCACCCCACTTTCAGCCCCTACAACAGTATTACCATCTCCTTGAGTTAATGCTCCTAAAGCTACATATCCAATACCTACATTAGATGTGGCGTTTGTCATATCAGCGTCTGCTACTTGATGCCCTATAAATGTATTATAATTATCTCCACTTGCTAATAAATTACCAGCTTGGTGTCCAAACACTGTATTTGCTGTACCAGAACCAGTTGAAGTATATACTCTTGAATCAGCTCCCAATTTAAGTATTTGAGAACCACCAGTTGTAGCATCATTAGCACCAGCATAAAATTCAATAAAATTTGCCGAATTACCTTCTGACCTTCCACCACCTAATCTTACATAATTATTAGAACCATCAGACCTTCCCTCTATCATTGTTACTGGTTCTTCACTATTATGATAATGTGAACAAGTAACTTGAGAATATTTTGCAGTATTATCAGAAGCTGTATTACTAATGTTTAACTGAGGTGTGGTTGAGTTTAAAATATCAAGAGCATAAGCTGGACTTTTACCTATACCTACATTACCAGTAGAGGTAATTCTCATGCGTTCAGCCATGCTTCCGCTATTAGCTTGGGTTAAAAAATCTATATAAGCATCGTCTGCATTACCTTCTCTTTTAATGTTAATTGCACCAACAGAATCTGTTCCTTGTGATGCTATTAAAGCCATTATATCTTCATCGTTAGAAGCAGATGTATTTTTAAATAAAATTCCCGGTACATCATCTGTACCACCAGCACCTTCAAGATTTAATAATGTATTATATCCTTCATCGGTAGTACCTCCTATACAAACATTACCACCTTGAGTAATAACCAATCTATCTGTCAAAGAGCCACCATCTGCTTTAGTTTGTAACCTTAATCTTCCACCAACATTATTACTTGTAGTTCCTTCTTGAGCTCCAATAATAGATACAATTAAATCATCACCACCATCAACGTCTTGCCAAAATTAACTTCACCAATTCTCACACCATTACCTTTATTATTCCCAGCTAATTCAAGAACTGCTGGTCTATCTGCATCATCAGTTGTATCTGAGTTTAATATTGATAAAGTAGTGTGATTTGAATTTCCAGCATAACCGGGCGAGCTTGTACCTATACCTACATTACCAGTACCTTGCAAACTCATAATAGTCCCGGGCGAACCAACAGAACCATAACCTCCAATATCAATACCATAACTATTTGCACTATGCTCTTTGCTTTTTGTATATGCTATTACTGTATCTGCGCCATCATTTATGCGATATAATGTCCCTCCCATATAAGCAGAGCCATCTGTTAAACCAGAAGTAATTGCTATATTTGGCCCAGCGGAAGCCGCACTTGAATAAACATTTAATAATTCAGTAGTTCCATCTACAGAGCTTGTTCCAATAAGGACTCTACCAGAAGAGTCAATAGTTAGTCCTGTTGTTGCATCATAAGCTCCATAAACCATTTTTAATACACCACCACCAGCTTCATATCCTATATAACCAACATTTGATGATTCATTATAAAGTTTTAATGCCGCACTATAATTACCAGCATCTCCATATAAACCTATAAAATGATGTGAAGATGGTGTTGTGCTTCCTAAGCTCAATGTTTCTGCTGGAGCGTTTGTATCTATACCTACCCTGTCATTTCCACCATCCACAAAAAACATATTGGCATTACCATTTGATTCTATTCTAAAATCATAATCGCCACTTGCTTCATTAAATACTACATTTCCAGCATCTTGTGTTAATGTTCCATCTATATCAGTATTATCAAGATTGGCTGTACCATTAACGTCAATATCACCTTCTAAATCTATATTGTCCGCAACGACTAAATTACCATCAGCTATATCTAAAGCTGTTTGTCCATTTGTTCCTGTAATTGTTAATTTTTCTTCGGAAGCATCCCAAGCAAATGAATCTCCAGATGTTCCGCTATTAAATGTTACATCATGCCCTGAACCATCAGAACCGATTGTTAAAGCTCCTGTAACTGTCATTGTATCAGTTGTTGATTCAGTAAGTTTAATCATGTTGGCGCCACCAACATATATATCTAATACATCTGCACCTGATTCTTGTAAATATGTATCACTACCATCTCCACCTAATACCAGCTTATTAGTAGAGCTAATAGTCATATTACCATTAACTATTTCATCATAATTTCCTGAACCATCTCCATTGACAGTTAAATCACCATCTATTGTTAAACTACCATTTACTGTACCACCAGAAGATATGTCATTAGCAATATTTGCAAATATTACACTATCCATTATAACCCCCTACGCCAACACGTAACGTACAGTAGCATCTGAACTACCTTTACGTTCCCATTGAATATATACATCATCGTGAACGCTTTCCGCTAAACCGTTAGCTATTTTAATAGAGTATATAGTATCTCCACCTTTTAAGTATAAATCGTTAGAAGTACTTAAACTATCTGAGGTGCTATCAGTAAATTTAAAATATATATCTTCATCTATTTGAATGTGTATTGTGTGAAATCCACTTACTTTTACCGAAGAAGCAGAACTTCCAACGGTTG